TGTAAAGCCTCTAGAATTTGCTGATACTCTTCTTTATCTACTCTTAATTGTATCATGTGTCTCCTTTATTTTATCATCTAATTCTTTACTCCATGCATCCATACAAGGATCACAAATATATATTTTATCTGTTTCACAATGGCTACATATTTTATTATAAGTAATATCTGAATCTCTATCAATTAATCTTTTCTCTTCATCTGACATCATGAAAAATAAAGTGGTAAGATCATCATAACTTAAATTTGGTTTTCTAATTATATTAATTAATTCAAATTTAATTTTCCTTAACTGAAATAGCTCTTCTGATTCCCAACTATATCTTTCCATTACTTATCTCCTTTCACTTTATTTAAAAAAGAGCGATAACATTTAACAATAGCATAATTCCTTAAAGCATCTTCAGAATCACATGATATAACTTCATAAAGACCAAGACAATGTTCAGTATATTTAATAATATCTTTTTTATTATTCAACAAATCTTCTATATTGTCAAAGTTGTGTGTGTCTTGACCGATTCCAGTAACAAAATCTTCTGAAATATTTCTTACAAAAGCTTTTGTCATTTTTATTTTTTTCATTACTTACCTCCTTTAATTGCTCTTCCACAATTATCAAAAGTGTAACCTAATTGTTTTAATCTAAATTTAAAATTTGGATTAGGATTATTTGCAAAGTTCCGAGGCATTTCATATGAGTAATCTTCTGCTCTGCAATCATTATGGTTATTTACAAAACAAACTAACTCATCAATAGTACCTTTATGTATATTATCGCTTGATAAACTTATTATTGTGTGTATCATTATATCATCTCCATATATAATACCACCCCGAAGGAGATGATAACCAGAGCAAGGACGCTCAAAGGTAGAATCGAGGTGGTATTAAAATTATTGTATATTAAGGTTATCATCTATAAGAGTATAATAAATAAATAATAAAAAACAAAGAAAAAAAGCCTCTAAATAAATAAAGGCTTTTAGACATAGACAGGAATTAAGAAAGTTGCTCTCTTAATATTAGTGATGCAGAGTAACGCTCATAGGCTACTTCTTGGAATTGTATTGGTGCATCTAATCGTACATAATGAAAATTACCAGTAATACCATCTTCACTATATACAAATTTTTTATAATTCTGCACATGGCTTTCAAATGTTTGCAGATTATTTTTAAATGTTTCGGATATATTGCTAAAGTTCATAGATATAGTAGATTTAGGATCATGTCTTTTTATAGCATATTCTACACCACCGATACTTGTGTTTATATCTGTTCCAAATATCTCTTGTTCAGCTATACCTATATCTGGATTCACTTCAAAAGCTAATTTACTTCCCATAATTACTTCAGATAAACCAGTAATTGTTCCACTTGATGCAACCAATGTCCAGTATTGCTTGGTAGCAGATGAAAATTCACCAAATGTCCAACCTTGTGAAAAAGTTGATGTCATAGATATAGCTTCTGCTTCTAATACTCCACTTGCTGCTGTATCGTACCACAATTCTAAATTATCAGTATCAGATGCTGTAAAATTTACACCTATAAAATCAATGGCTTTTGCACTACCTAGATTAAATTGTAAAGCGTCATTTATACCAAAGGAAGTCATAGCAGTAGAAATAGATTGATCCACAGCTCTTTCTTCATTAGTAATTGTACTAGCATCACTAAATGTTGGATTTGTTATTGGTGCAAAAGTACCATCATTTAATGTTGATTCTAATAAACCTACTGAATCATAATAAAAAGTCTTTGCCATTTATACCTCTCTAAATTCGCATTGTAATTTTCCAAATTGCCTTGATACACTTGTAACAATAAAATCTTTACCAGACCAAGATTCACCAAAAGGATCAACTGGCATAGTTCCAAATTCCACAAAATCACCCACATCAATACCATATAAAGAAGGTGCTACAACTGTTGCAGATACTAACACTTTCTGATCTCCTATGATCCCATTATAATATGTGTACCAATCATCATTAACATTTGAAGAAGGTGATGTAGCTGGTGCAGATACTAAAGCATTTAATCGTACTGTTTTACTATTTTCATTTGTACCAATATTTAAATTTGTTTCAGCAGTTGAATTATTGCCTGTTACCTTACTCACATATCCATTTGTTGCTGGATGTTTTTCATATTCTATATCTATGGTAGTTTTTATATCATTCATAGATGTTAAAGATAAATTTATATTTTCTAAATCATCTGTATTTATGGTATGGTCTGCACTAATAGAATCTGGTATAAATATATATTCTCCTTGATTCTGACCATTAAAACGAAATATAAAACCTCCATTAAATTGTAGCTCCTCTAATACATTTTTTAAATCTTTAGGCTCATTACACCAGTATCTGATCGCCCAATCTTTAGCACTATTAATAGCACTCCAGTTTGTTGGTGTATTGGAATTTGTATAACTTGTATTCCTGTGCAAAATATCTCGATGAGCTGCAATTATTGTTGTAATAGCTGAACTGCTATTCCATCCATTATCTGGTAAACCATCACCACCACTATACACATATTCTATATCATCAATAAATTTAGAGGCTGTGAGTTTGCCTGTTTTCGTTGTCTCTGTGAAATCTAATTGAGTATCTGCTTGTATTGCTATATCATAAATCCTAAAGTTGCCTTCTAAAGTTCCACCTAGATTTCCACTTTGCTGAATACATTTAAGATTAAATTGTAAACCTTCACCCCAGCCACTTCCAGATGCTAACCATTCAGCATCATGATCTACTTGAGTATCAAAGAAAACAGTAGAAGAAGTATCAAAATTTTGACTATCAGAAGTTCTTATAAATGTTGTAGTTGCTCCATTTCCAGTAAGGCTATAATATCCAACAACATCATCTGCACCAAAACTTTTATCTAATAACTGTACTCGTATCTCACCAGAACCACTTGCACTACTCAATGTAACTGATCCACTTATTACGAAATGTACTTGTAATTTACTTGGATAGCCTGTTAGTTGAGGCATATTATATTTTACAAATCCTCTTTTATTATCTGCAAAAGCACCAGAAATAGAACATTGTGTAAATGTACTTGTATTGATATAATCACCATCAAAAGCATTATCATTATTTGCCCATGTAAATGGAGATTGATTTGTAATCTCTGTTAATTCTGTCATCTTATTCATAGATGATTTTAATAGATTCTGATTGAATCTGGTTGCCTTACCATCTTCATATGTTTCATTTGCAGCATCATTAACAGTTGCATCTGTACTGCTATTTGCTAATGGTAGAAATGAATCTAATGATTTTTCATAATAATGAGACCATGAACGATCCGATTGAGTCCAATCACCAGTTAATGCAAATACAGTATCACCTCTTCTTTCTTCAACAGGGATAGGATATAAAGTTTTACGCTTTCTATATTCATCTATCCCAGCACTAGAATTAAAATCTATACTGGTTGAATTTGTGTTATTATATTTGGCATTTGGTCTATAATCACCATAGGCTATTGGATAATAATTATTTTTAGCAGTTTTAACAGTAGGTATCTCAACGCCATCCCATACTCTTTTAGCTTCTATATCTAAATTAATTATATCAATATTATGTGATATACTTTTTAGCTTTCCAGTATAGATAAGAAGGCAATCACTTAAAGAGGATGCATCATTTGGCTGTATATATATCTTTACAATTCTATTAATATATTTTCTAGTACCACCATATAATTCAGCAGAAAAATCATCAGCTAAATATTTAAAGTTTGCAACAGTTAAAGATACATTTGATGTACTACTCTTTGAGTTTATTAGATCAATCTTTTCTCTTATACTTGGTTTATTTGTTATTGATCCATAATAATCTTGTGAAACAGTAGTATCGTAAAAAGATAATCCTGTAAAAGCACTTTCATCATCGTAATGTAACTGAAACAACCAATTCTGTTTTATAGAATGATTATTGAATGATGCTGGTAATGTTAAAGCCATTAAGCTAAACCTCTATTAACTGTTTTATCTATCTCTGGAATTAGCGTATCTCTTACAAATTCTTCATTACCAATCATATTACCTTGTATATTAACAGTAACGCCACCCATGTTATTCAATAATCCTTGTTGCTGACTAGCATTTAAAATTACTTCTCCAGGTGTTAGCATAGCTGGAACAGAATCTCCTGTACTTGGATCACCTTGCACAATACCACCATCTGCAAAACCAGATAAACCTCTATCTATAAGACTAGAGGCTATTGCTCCACCACCAGCAGCTAAAACAAGATTGGCTGGAAAAGGAACAGATTTTAAAACACTTGCAATATAACCAGCAACAGCTTCCATCGTTTCAGCTCTTACTACTGCCTTCATAGCATCTTTTGCTGAAGATTGCTGTAATGCTGCATTTTTTAAATCTTTAATAACCATATCTTGCTTTTGCTTTTTTACTTTATCATTAATTCCAAAAGATTCATTCATTAAATCATTCATTTCTTGCATATCAATAATAACATCATCTAATAATTCTGGTTCATGTGGATCAATAATTGTAAATGGTCTATCTTCTGGTAATGCAGTTTCTCTAAATCTTATTAAAGTGGATTCTAATTTTTCAACTAAACCACTTGTATCTCTTAATGCTCTAGCTGCTTCACTAAATGCAACTCCTTTAAAAAAGTCTGATTCTTTTATTTCTTCTGCTCCTTCCCTTAATTGCAATATCTGATCTGATAAAGAAAGAGATTCATCAGTTGATATACCTAAAGATTCTGAATATTTTGCTAAAACAGATTCTCCTTTTTCTAATGTTTCATAATATAACAATGATTCTGATTTTGTTCGCATTGTTATATTTATTAATTCTGTAAGACTAGATACTGTTCCAGTAAAATCAGCAGCTAAAACTTTAACTAAAGGAGACAGCTTTGCTCCAATAGCTTCTGCTAAATCACCAGATGCATTTTGAGCTTGTTCTAAAGCTCCAGCCATTGTTTCAGCTTGTGCAGTAGCCTGTCCACCAAATAGATCAGCCATTATTTTAACAGCATCTCCAGCTTTCATTTCTTCAGCTGTTAAATCTCTTAATTGAGGAACCATCTCACCTAATTCACCAGCTAAACCAGAGAATGTTTTTGCTGTATTTCTTACTGCACTTTCTAATGTCATTCCAGTAGCAGTTGCTAAATCCATAGCAACAGGAATAATTTCCATGATCTTATCTTCTGTAAATCCAAGAGATGCTAAAAATGCCTGTTGTTGAATTGTTGCCTCATCTCCAAATGTAGTAACTTTTTGTAATGCAGACGCTTGATCTAATAATGCTTGAGATGTTCCACCCAAAGCTGTTTCTAATTGCTTTTCTGCTTGTTCCTGTATTCCAGCTAATTCAATAGCAGAACTAAAAGCATTAATTAAACCTTTAGTACCAAAGTAAGCAGCAGAGGCTATTCCAACTGCTCTACCCATTTTATCCATAGCACCATTTAATCCACCTAATTCATCTTTTGCTTTCCTAGCACCTTTAGTCCTTATATCTATATTAACTTTTTGATCTGCCATTATTATCTGCCTTATGTTTCGTGGCTATTGCCATCTCATTTTTAATAATATTAAATTGTGAAAGTTTATGAGCATCTGTATCATCTAATGTTTTACCAAGTGGAATATTATATTCTGTAACATAAAAATATTCATTTATAATGTTATAGTGTGCATCAGTAATAACATAATTAGGATTTGCAAATAAGGGAAGTAGATAATATAATTGCTGTCCAATACTATATCTATCAGAATCCTCAACTGTTGCAATTTCTTCCCAAATATCATCTACTGTATTAAACTCTCTAACTTTCTTTGAAATAGGGGATTGAGCTGTATAAGGGAGCGTATATTGGCTGTGTGGCTTCGTCTGATACACCCAATGCCAAACAGCATAACTCAATCCCCTTCTATTTTTTTTGATTGATCTGAAAGCTCAAGGTAATCCATCATCGCTTGAGTAAGTATCTTTAATTGTATCTCATACTCATATTTCTTTAGCGATTGGTCTGGATTTACAAAGGCTATTTCTGCAACCCTACCAAGCAAGGAATTGAACTCCCTTTGCTTAACATTATCAGTTCCATTTTTGTAAACATCAGCAAATTCACCCTGTATTTCTAACTTCTCACGATAACTAATGTTTCTTACTTGCACTTCAAGATCATCAACTACTACTTTCATTACGCTCCCTTTTGTTTAACAGGCTATTTCAAATAAATTATCCGATCCAGAACCTATTGCCTTAACTGATACATCTAGCATCATAGATGCACCTTCATTAAAAGCAACCTCTGTTATTATTGATTTAGCAAACTTAAAGCCAAAATATTCATCAACTAAACTACCTTGATGATTCATTAATGTAGCTCCAGTTGTAGCTCCAGCTGCTTGTGTTGTATTAAACCTTTCAAACATATCTAAAAAATTATTATCATACAAAACACTAAAAGATGCTGTTGCAGATACTTCACCAGATCGAATTGCTTGTTCATATCCTGTTGATGCTATACCAGAAAAAGTAAGTGGATTATCAACAGTTAAGCTAAATGAACTGATTACACCATTAGCTACTCCAGCTATGATACGATCATCAGCATCCCAACCAGACATAAAATAATCATTAGCTGTTATCGCTGTATCTACTGCTACATCTGTTGCTGTTAATTCACCAGATGCTACTTTTGTTCCAGATTGAAATGTTGCAGAAAATTTAACTCTACCACCTTCAGTTCCAGCATCACCATTTAATGTAAGGCTTGTTATAAAGCAATCTTTAAAAACAAGATCACTGTTACTTGCTGCTGATTTCATTATAACTGATAAAACTTGATTACTTGTGGTTGTATCACCAGCTTTAAATGATGAAGTTGCTACATCTGATGCTACTGCATAAGGTACTGATGCATCTAATGTAAGATGAGCCAACATCAAATCAAGAGCTGCTGTTGTAGCTGTACCACTTACAGAAAACTCTTTAACTGACGCTATATTATCTTGGAAGAAGTTTGTCTCAAGTAATACTCTTGATCCACTCCTTACATCTAATGTTTGATTGATTCCTAATGTTGGTGATCCGATACTATCAACATCTAAAGCTATATAAGCATTCCCACTAGCACCATTTATAGTACCATATGCATCTTGTTCTGCTATTAGAAATTGAAAGAGTTTAGGATCATACGCTGTTCCAGAAATAGCCATTATTTACTCTCCGATTTTTTTATTTGTTTTACTAATTCTTTTGCATCTGGATGAATTTTATCAACCTCAACAACTTTACCAGAATTAATTTCTTTAATTAAATTTTCATCATAACCAGTTTTCAAAAAACACATCCCAGACTTCTCTGGTAACTGGCAATCTTTTTTTATTTTTATTTTCATACAGCCTCTAAACTAATTAATGTTAATGCGATTATGGCTCTCATTTTTGGCTCTTCTTCATCCTTTTCATAAGTAATTGAGTTTACCCTCGCTCCATAATAATCTGTGCCATCTAGCACATTCTGATCTGGTGCAAATAATCTTTTTAAATGCTCTGCAATATTAGATACTTGTTTAAAATGTTTAGCATTTATTAATCCACCACTATTTAATTCATAAATAAGATTGATACTATATTCTCTTTCTTGCCCACTTGAAAACATATTCAACAAATTATCTTCTACAACTTGAATAAGAATTGAACTGGAGCCTCGATGTTCATCCATATAAACAGGAACAGATAACTCACCACCAATCGTTTTTCTTAAATTCTTTATAATCTTATCATAGATTACATTTGTATAATCAATAGGCATTATAATCTCCCTACAAATCCATATTTAATTGGTTGTACTCTGGTAGATACATTTGGATTACACTCTAATTCAAATTCATCATTAGTAGTATAGAGACCTTCAGACGCTAAAATTTCCATTCCATTACTAGCAATATCCCAGTTCCCAGTTAGAGTTTCACCATCAACATCTTTCACTATCTTCAACCCATCATCATCACCACTAAATACATCGTAAGTTATAGAGGATGCACTTCCATATGTTAAAGTGCCACCATTAGTAATAATGATTTTTAAGCGATCCCATACAAATGGCTTTCCTCTTACATCCAGAATCCTTCCAGTAGTATTAGCATTTAAACTTATTTCTCTAATGATTCCAGCTTGTTTCTGTGATGTTTCATCTTGCTCTAAAACATACTCACCTCTCCTAACCTTATCCAGATCACCAGTACCTTCATCATTTGTTACTCTTGCTTTTAATTCATTAGCCTTTGCTAGATCATAAGGTGCGATAAGATAATAACAGGCTAAAGCTGCTGTATTGATTACAATAATTTCTGGAAAGGCATTTGCCATCGCTGAATCTTTCTGCTTATAGATAGGAACGCCAACCATTGATCTAACCATATCACTCGCTCTTTTTATACTGTTAGATATATGTGTACTAAAATCAGCACCACTTTCAACAATAGAACTATTCAATGTATTATGTGATCCACCTTGCTGATATAATTCTAGGAGATCAGTTGCAGCAGTATACCTATACTCATTATTAGCATCTGGTGCATCTGTTACCAATGTCATCTCTTGCCCATCTAAAAATAGCTGATCTACTGTACCAGAATCATATAGATAAAATAAATGAGATGTAGCAGAGGCTACCCAGTTTGATGATAGTATTCTTTTAGAATCGTACTGGTCTATCTCTGGTACTATAAATCTTAAATCATCTGCTTCACAATATTGAAATTCACTCATGCCTCATATCCCTCAAATTCTATAATTTCTAACTGATTACAATTCTTTAATAATGCAATAATTTCTGCAACCTCGCCCATTGTTTTGCCACTCATATCAATAAGATCAACTATATTAATATCTTTAGATTGCTTAATAGCTTTATTAATTAAAACAAAATCATTCCCAGTTTCCACTTCATTGTGTACTGCTTTCATAAATTTAGTTTTCATCTTCTTCTCTTTCTTGGTTTATAAGGACATTTTCTTATTTGATCTATTCTGTTTTCACCTTTAGCTATCCCACAATAAAGAATATTATTTGATGTACCACAAAAAGCACATGATTTTCTTTTTATTGGACATATTAAAAACATTAATCAATCAACTCAAAGTGAACAAGATCATCAAAATTATTATCTTTCGTAGTTCTTTGCCCTTCATACAAACTTGAGGCATTCCAATCTCCACCCCAGCGTATTTTAATGCCCATAGAACTGGCTATACCAAGCACAAATCCTCCGAGGTAATGGTAATCATCCCTAGCATTCCAATCAATAGGATATGGCGAAATATCAACTGCTAATCCTTGCACGTGTTTTCCGAATTTTGTTTTACTCTTACCTTCTTTTACCAGTTGATCTTGTCTTTCTTGGCTTCTTAATCCTTCGATAACTGTTATATCAAAGTATTTTACCACCTCATTTAAGACTTCAACTAATCGAGGATCAACACCTTCTAATCTTTTTAATGATCTTTTGCCGAACTTTGGCATTATTTCTTTTTCCTAGTTCTTCTAATCATCTTTCTTTTCTTTGGTCTACCTCTTTTAGAACCATATGTTCCTTTACCTTTTGGCATATTGCCTCCTTACCATTTTACTTTATTTGCCCAATAAGCTCCAGACATCTTGCCCTTTGCTATGTTTTTAGCGTGTCTAGCTTTGAACGATCTTCTCTTTGCTCTCATAGCAGCACTATCAGATTTTTTAGGCTTCCCAGCAGTTTTAGCTCCTTGCTGACCAAATCTAATTAGCTTTATCTTTGATCCTTCTTTAGCCAATACAACATGGCTTTTTGTAGGATGATTCGGTGTTCTTTTAGGCTTATTAAAACCTTTTAATCTGAATCTTGCTAATCTGGGATCTTTCGCCATTATAATCCGATTTTCTTTAAAATAACTTTCTTAATAATCTTCCAGAGTGATTCCAGTATTACTTTTTCTGTTTTTTCGCTAATAATTGGAATATCAATAGACTTATTAATCTCATCAATTAATTCATCTTTTGTAGCATCTCCAAAAATTTCATCAGCTATCATTTTCTTTAACATTATATAAACCTCATTACTATATTTACGATTATTGGAAAGCTAACTAAAGCCACTCCACCCCATACTTGAACTTTAGCTATATCAGTTTCATGTCTACTTACCCTACCATTTAGCTTTTCCAAGTGCTTTTCTATTCTATTTAATGTAGAATAAATATTTCTTAATCTTTCATCATGTCTGATTAAATGAGTTCTTAAATCATCATTATTCATTAATGCCTTCCATTTCCATTCATCCTAGACATGATACCATCCATCCTAGATAATTGTTTTTCTAAATCACTTATAGCTTCCATAGTTTGTTCATACCTTCTGTCTCTTACAGCATCACTATCATTCCATCTTGATATAAGCTTTATAATCATTCCTTCCATATTATTAATACTTTCAGATTGACCTTTGTTTTCTATTTCTAAATTTTTTAAAGATTCTTGCTGCTCTCTGGATTGCTTTGATAAAGACATTACTAAATAGACAAACATAATACCCACTACACCTATCATTCCAGCCTCGCCATATACAGCCATAAAATCCATTTATTTTCTTTTCCTTTTCTTACCCCACGATAGTGGATTTATATTAAATTCTTTCTCATAAAACATTATCTGTTCTTCTAGCTTTTGCCTTTTTGCCTGTTCTGCAAGTATTTGTTTATCAAGTAAGTCTCCAATCTGCTCATTCTGTTCATCCAATTTTCTTTCAACAGTTTCCAGACGATCCAAGAGTTCGTATCCACTCCAACCAAGTATCCCAGCAAAGATGCAAAGCCTTGCAAGGTAGCGTACATTAAGGCTGATAAAAGCATTATCATCCACAATGCCACCAGTAACACTTCTTGCAGTTTTGATTTCACTCATGTTCCTTAACTGCTTCCCATTGGTTGTGAGTAAAACACCAGTTATCTGAATTAATTCTTATTCGATCTGCATAAAAATGTGAAGTAGAATCTTGATCTACAATTTCTATATAAGCATACATACTATCTCTTGGTGAGGGTTCAAAATCACCTATTGACCACCCATTGTTACAACTACTTAACATAAATATATTGAACAGGGATGCCATAACTTGCACTAACATTCTCATAAACAACTTTAAAATCTCCATTTTTTAACTTCTTAATTCTTTTATTCATCAACTTGCCATGCTGATGAATCCTCAATGTACGCTTTGACTTCTTCATTTGTGTATGCTCCTATTCCATCTGGTAATGCATTTAATTCTGCTAACGTCCAATCACCTTTTATTATAAACTCTGAATCATCTGCACTAATTCTTTGAGCAAAATATTTTGGATGTCTAGCTATAAGATCAGATACTTTTGCCTCGTGATCTGTTGTCTCATCCACTACATCTTCCATATAAGTATAAGTTTCTACTATTGTTGGATGTCCATTCTCTGATATATGCTCGTTTATGGCTTCAATTAGTTCTGCCTTTGTTCCACTTCCTAAAATAGAATGTGTGTTCATAAACGATAAAATATCAGCCTTTAAATCATCTTCTGTTGGTAGTTCTACCTGTACTTCACGAGTACCAGTTCTTTCTACTTCTGTATAGGTAAATGTTTGCCAATCATACCTACTTGTAATTCGCAAGTCTAATCCTTGTTCTGTATTTGGTATAACTAAATAATGTGTGTATTGACCTTTCATATTAATCCTTAATTGCTATGTGCTGATTTTCCATTGTTATAATTCTTTAAGACTTCCGATGCTGATAACACTTTACCTTTATAGATTCTAAATTCGTCTATACTACCACCTATAAATGAACCATTAGAAGATTCATCATAATTAATAGCACCAATTCTTAATTTTCCTGTAAAATCTAAATCATTAGTTTCCGTTGCTCCAGTTTCACCACTTAAAGTTGATTCAGAGCCATTTATATACCATTTACCACCACTACTTCTATCAACAGTTAAAGCTATATGATACCAAGTATTTGCACTTGAGATAGCTCCAGTAGCAGAATCGGCTGTTCTAACATTACTGCCACCATATTTAATTGTATAAAATAAAGTACCTTGATATGTCATTAATCTGTGATAGTTATTGCTATTAGTAGAATGGGAAGTAAACATAACACCACCAGCATCTGTTACACTTGCTTTATGTCCAGCATCTGTCCATTTAAACCAAAAGTCATAACTAAAATCACCTGTACCAAATGTAAAAGCATCTGAATTATCTACTTCAATATGTTCTGCACCTTTGAATCTGATACCACTTGATATTGAGTCTGTATCTGTTAGGTAATATCCTTGTGAGTCTCTGCCTTCATTAAGTCCTTCTGGAACTATGATTGATGCTGGTGATCCAACTACTGTACCATTGTTAGAGTTTGTACTTCTATCTGTCCAAGTAATAACACCATCATTTCTCCAATATCCTACTAAATCGCTTGAACTTGCATAGTTGCCACTATCTGATGTTGGTAGTAAAGGTAATCCAGAATTGTATAAGGCTGTTATTTCATTGGCTGTTAAAAACTTATGCCAAACAGCAAACTCATTTATCACACCATCAAAAGATACACCACCAGATTGTTGTTGAGCGCCTATCGTTAATCCTTGTGAATAAGCATCGGCTGGTACTGAATTATTTACAGCGGAAACTGTTTGTTCACTTCCATCAATATATAATTTGCTTCCATTTGCATCACTTACATCTACTACAACAACATAATGATGCCATTGATTATCATCTTGTGCTGAATTATCATTCCAATACTTAAAATAAGTACCAGCTAAATAAAGAATAGGTCTACCAGCAGAAAAATTTAAATGAAATGCTTTATTTGATGCACCATGTCCAAATGCTGTATTAGCGGTAGTTTTAGAAGATTTTGCCCAAAAAGAATAGGTAGCATCTTGTGCTGAATTATCAAAAGAGTTAGTTATTCTATCATCGCTACCATCAAACACCATTGGATTATTACTTCTTACTAATGAATGTTGAAAGCCATACTCTTGTCCAGTTGCCCAAGTGATTCCATTTCCTGTACCATGATTTTGATTACCAGAGCCATCTAATATTGCAACTCCAGAACCTTCTTGCATTGGCATATCTAACTTTAATGCTGATGAAGCTATACCAGTAGGTAAGGTTAATTCTGGCTTTGTGTATAGCTCTCTTACTTGATCTTGGGTTAATACTTCAGAAAAAACTTTTAGTGCAGATAAACTTCCACCAAAAAATGAACTACCACTTCCTAATCTACCAATTTGAAATAAATCAGAACTTGCAGAGTTGTTAAATGTGTTAGATGATGTAGCATCCTGTTTACCATCTATATAAACAACCTGTGCTGATGCAGTAGTTGTAAATGCTACATGATGCCATTGCGAATCATTAATAGTTGTTACTGCATCTAAAGCATTGTGGCTTGATCCATCCCACACTAATAAATTTATAATTCCAGTAGTGTTATTAATCCTTACGCCAAGATTCGTACTACCAGCTCCTTTTTGATTTTGTAAAACATAAGCAGCATCTGTATCTGTACTTTTAATCCAAAAAGAATAAGTTACATTAGTGCCAGTTATAATTGAATTACTTGCACCACTTTCAATATAATCATTACTACCATCAAAGCTAACTGCATTCCCACCATAGACTTCTCCATAGTTTGCTACTGTATCAGATGCTTTATCTTGGATTCTTGGTAAGAAAGGAGAACTGGCAGAATAGGCATCTGTTAAGAAGGTTGCACCATTGTTTGTACCATTATTTGTTCCTGTACTATCATTAGCATCTGCACTTAAATTATACCAGCTAACCAGATTGGTTAATTCAGTACCTTTTAAATCTACATATTGTCCTTTCCAGTAAATAGATTCTATTTCAGAACTATTTAAAGCACGATTCCAGATGCCGACATTGGCTATAGAGCCATCCATATAGTTACTATCTGTATATGCTATTTTCCCAATATTCGCAGATGCACTAACAGAAATAGTTTTACTAACTGTTGCACTTTGATTTAAAATGCCATTGATATATAATTTTTGAGTAGTTCCATCATATGTTCCTACAACATGAACCCATTTATTCGCATGAGAAGTTGATCCTGTTAGTGTTGAATCATTGATCCTATAAATAGGTGCTTCTGAACCATTAACAAATAATGTTATTCCATCTGTACCAGCATCTCTTGAATCAAATATGTTTTTACTTGATCCTGTATCATTGACTTTCGCCCATCCAGAAATAGTATGATTTGTTTCACTAAAAGTAAAACCTAAACTAATATAGTCATCAGAACCATCAAAAGAGGTAGCACCAGATAGTAGTAGTTCTGGATCGTTTCTTCTAGCATTAAAAAATAGCTTTAAATCATCCCATGTTAATCCAAGTACATCTTTCCATCTTTTTATTAATGAGCCAGATGTTCCCCATAGCTTACCAAGTCTAGTATTTAAGCTATTACCACCTTCACCATAAGCATAATTACGCCATAAAGTATTTAATGAATTACCTTCAGCTCCTTGCTGCTTTAAAAAATCTTTTAAATTATTGTTAAGGCTTCCACCACTATTATCATTATCATAGTATTCTTTTGCTTTATTATTTATTGAATCTGCCATATTACCTCAAAAAGATTTAGAAGGGGAGAGAACCGAAATCCTCTCCCCATTATTATATCAGCTATTAGCTAACCTTTGTGTGAACTTCTACACCATAACCATCGATGATCTCTGTAACTCCCCAGAAACCAGAACCAATGATATTATCACGAAGGTATGAACCTTCTCGGTAGACTTCAACTCTCATCATTTCACCAGCGTATCCAATTCCTAAAGCACCAGAAGTAAATACACCACCTTTAACAGCATTAGATGCCTCGGTGAACTCTGGTGATGAATGAATACCTATACCAGCAATCTGACTAACAAAACCAGTTCTAGCACCTTCATCCTGTACTCCAGCTCCAGCAAACTGTGCTGCTGTTACTAGATCATTATGAACTCCATAAGTTCCCCAGATTTGTCTAGGATCAAGAACTGCATTAGGTTGCCCCATAGCAGAGTTTTGCTTCAAGCTAGATAAAGCATCAAATAGATTATCAACTGATAGAGCTGCATCTGATGCTCCAACTGCATTTGAGAATCCATCAAAAAGAGCATTAAGTAACTGATCAGCTTTTGCTGCTAAAGCATTACCGATTAACTCTCCAGCGTTAGATGCGATATTATCAGCATTTGATAATTGAGCTTCATCATAGATTGGAACCATTACAGAATACATATCTAGTGTAGCTGTTTTCTTTTCTGTATCCAACTGTGTTGAAGGTGTTACTGTACCTTCACCAGTAGCTGCTACATCAGCACTAGTTAGTACATTACTTCCAGAGTTATATGCTATGAAAGTTATCTGATCTGCTTTTGGTTCATTTTTTACAGTTACCAAAGGAACTGTTACATTTGCTTCAGAGAATTTGATTAGAGCTTCTGATTCGATTACCTCAAGAAGTCCTCCAGCGAAATTCCCACTATCTCCAGCTGCCATTTTTATTTATCCTTTTGTCCAAATATAGCATCCCAACGATCTTGAGATATATGGCTAAAGGTACTGATTAAATCCTTGCATTGAGGAGCTTTCTCTTGTCCAACACAAATCCTAAATCCATCTTCATAAGGTATCTTTTCACCCTTACTTACATAGATATGCTCACCATCTTTAGATATTGCAGATGATACACCACCAGTATCCATGCCAGTAGTAGGATTATTGTTAATTGAATTTAGATGTAAACGCTTCTTTGATCTTCGCATAACTTGATTTATCCAGCTTTCCATTAGCCACATCTTTAGCTGCATCTGTTAGTGTTTCATAACCTTGATAACCAGCTGCCGTTGATGTGTCTACATTCGGAACATTTATCTGTTTATTGATTAATTTATTATGAACTACTTTTAATTGTTGGTAGCTCATATCTTTAAAAGTTTCTCTATCTTCTTCAGAGAACTCTGAAAGCATCTTATCTTTATTAGTAGCCTCTTGCAATTTAAAAGATTCTAGCTCTGGCTTTATCTTATCAAGTTCTGATCTGGATTCCTCGTATAAGGTTTTCCATTCTTCCTTTTTAGATAACTGTGCCTGTCTATCTTCCTCCATTTTGCTTTTAAGCTCTGCTAATTCAGACTCTGCTTTCTGCAACCTTTCTTTTTTTTGCATTATTTCTCGCAATAAATCGTTATCTTGGTTGCTAGATACTGATTCATTCTGGCTGTTAGTAGCCAACTCTTGTACGCTATCTTGTACTTCATTCTCGCTCATTATCTTGAGTCCTTTCTTTTATTTACCGATTTTAAGGTTGATTGGTTTACTTGTTGCTTCTTTTGCATTTCTAGCAATAGCAAGATCAACCTCTTTAAAAATAAATTTTTCTATTTTATTTGTAACAGGCTTTGATTTGCTTGTTACAGTTCTACCCATATCATCATTCCATTGAATCTTTTGTGCATTTGTACCAGACCAACCGATCACAACATTATCCCTTGAGAATCCTCTAGTTTGCAAGTTTCTCATCATATCACCAGTAAGTTGTAGATCAACCTTTGATGATGTAGATGATTGCCTCTTAAACTTACCAGATACTTTTCTAGTCCTGTATTTTGTTGAATAAACCTCGAAAGGTTTATTATTGACATCTTTACCACCTTTGGTAGTATGCACCCGTATTCGATCTGCTGTTTCATCACCCAACTTCTTCCAGAATTGTTTAGTAAAGGTTGGTATATCTTTTAATTTTTTAGCCACGTTGTTCTAATTGTTGTTGAGGTGTTAATGGTGTTCTTTTAAATCCACCTTTCTTATCAATAAATTCCTTTGCTTCTTTCGGATCAGTAAGTTTTTTAGATACTGATGTTTCTCTTGCCCATCTATGTCTACAATTAAAGCCACCACCATCAACAAATGCTACTGGATATTGTGAATCAATTTCATCTCTTGTTAAACTACCAGCAGACATCATCTCTAGGCATATGTCTCTAGTTCTATCATCGATAACACCTTGATAAACATAGGTAGCATCAGCTGGATCATTTACAGCCATTTCAGCAGTTACATTCCTTTCAAAAGTATTTAAAGCAGTATTAGCTAATGTCTCTGCTTGATCTGGTCTTAATACATTACCTAACATACTTTGAGTTATTTCTCTTTCTGTTTTACCACCTAGAATCCCCTTAACAGCCTCATCTATGATCTGTTCACCCATTGAGCTGATTTGCTTTGTAAAGGTTGCTTGGTCTAATCGTACCAAAGCCAATAAGGTTTCTTCTGTTACCTCTCCAACAAACTCCATTCCAGATAATACACCTTCATAAGATGCTAAATACTTATCTAAATCTTTTTGCAATCCTATCTCATTAAAG